ACACGAATCCATTACCACCACGAGGGACAAATCTTAATACCTTTTTGAATCGTGGATTAATCACATGAGCTGGAGTTCCTTCATGTACAAAAGGGCCATATTTCGCAACATCAATGTCAAGAAATACGACCCCTTGCATGCCACTATTAGAAATTTGATAATCAATCGCCTTTTCAAGATTACCTGTTTGAGAGGTAAATCTATGTTGTTCTTGCGCAGTTTCTCTCACATCTATAGTGCTTGCTTTTACAGCCTGACGAATACGCTTTTCAAATATAGCCCGGCTATTCATAGCAATTATTTTTTACCGGAACCCTTGCCGGAGGTTTTATCCTCAGAGCCCTCATCCTTAGGCTCTTTATCCTCAGGATCTTTGTCCGGAGGATTTTCATCCTTAGGCTCTTTATCAGCCTTTGGGGTTGTATTTTTAGGTTCCTTTACAGGTTTATCTTCCACAACTTCATAGCCGTGCTCTTTAAACCATTCAATGTGGTTGGCATCTTCGGTGAAGCCTTCGCCATTCACAAATACAACTGAACCTGTTTGACCTGTATAATCAGGTACTGGAGATTTAATAATCGGCATAATTGACCTCCTTATTTAACCTTAATTTTACGGAATACGCCTGCTGCCTTAGATGCTTTTAATGCAACAGCGGCGACCATTTCAACCTCGCCTTTTTTAACTGCACCAGCATTGGTGAAGTCAGGCAACCACAAATTAACTACATTGTCACCAGCCAAAGAAACACCGTGGAAGCCATCGATGCCAAGACGAGCAACGTACAATGATGTTTCGCCCTGACCGTTAATACCAATTACAGGATCATTGGAACCAGCTTTTGCGCCAAGATCAACCAATGGAGTCACGCCATAGTATTCAACTTGTTGTCCGAATTCGTTTAATTTAGTAGAGTACATCGCAGACCGACGAGCAACCGCACGAATTTTAGCAATCAATTTGGTATTACCCATAATTGCAGATGGTGTGCCATCCAAGGCTAAAAGGAATTCATCAAGTTGATCAAGGAATGCTTTGTAATTTGTATCAATAGCAGCGCTATCAGATAAATCGATTGCTGCTGTTGGTGTGTATTCAGTAGAGGAACCTAAAAGCGCTTTATCCAAGCCGTCAAACGCTTTAGAATTAACGCCTGAATCACCATTGATAACCGTATCATTGAATAATGCAGCCGCAGCTTTTACCTTTTGCTCAATTTGCAAGGTAGTTTCATCAACAATACCACCCATCTTAGCGATTACACGGTCGATATCAAAGGAACCGCCGAATACTTTCAAATCAACGGTATAACGTTTACGAGTAACAGATTGTGGAGTGTATTCCGAATTAATATCACGGAAATCTGCTGTAGGTTGAGTGAGTAAGCGAGTGTAGCCATATGTTAACGTGCCACCACCACCGGTAGGAGATACACAATCATCGAAAGTTAAGTTATCAAATAAAAAGGACGATTTGCGGAACTCATCAATAATCCCCATTTGCAAATCGTCTTGTACGTTAAGTTTTGCTTCAGCTAATGTAATTGCCATTAGTTAAATACCTCCATTAAATAAATTATTCACATTGTTGGGCTTCAATAGCTGCCGCTACAGCCCCTTTTAATCCAGCAGGCTTGCTGACTTCCCCACCATTACCGGCGCCACCGTTTCCTGAACCGCTTCCACGTTTTTGACTATCTTTAATCGCATAGTCTTTCCCTTTAAGCCATTCATCAACGCAATCGTCAACAGTTCCACTGGTCCCGTCAGATTTAACATATCCATAAGTGCCATCTTCATTGACCTTAATTTTGCTAACAATCAATTTGGAAAATTCTTTTGGATCCATAGCATTTCGCTTTGTTAAAGAATCTACAACTGCTGCAGCTATTTCAGATTGGATACGTTGTGCATCAGCATCTTCACGGGCTTTACGTTCGGCTTCTACGGAATCTTCTAAGGTTTTAATCCGTTCCTGCATGGCAACGATGCCGGCATCGTCCTTAATCCCTGTGGAGTTAATTTTTTCTAACTTGCCTTGCGCCTCAGCAAGCAAACGTTCGGAGGCTTCTTTTGCCGCCTTAGCCGTTTTTGCCTCATCATTTTTAGCGTTAAATTGACTTTTGGATACATAATTCTCCCCATAATCCTTAGTCACCGCCTCTGCCTGCTCTTCTGTTAATCCTAACTTGATTAATTCCTCTTTTGTCATCTGTATGACCTCCTGTAAAATATACCTTTCCCACTTCGCTTTATTTTCGTGTGCCACACCACACGACTGCGGTCTCGTTCTTTTTCGCCTGCGATACTAAAAAGGCAAATAAAAAAGCACCTGCATAAGCAAGTGCTTGATTGGTTAAATTAAGTTTTAAATTTCTCGTATTTCTGCGATTTCACTGGCATACAATTCATATTCGTCAACATATATTGATGCTTCATCAGGCTCATTATTCACACCTGATGTAAACGAATCTAATTTGCCAGTCATGGTGTCACCGTCAACGAATCTGACTTCTACATCTTCTGAACGAATCTCATTATAGCGTTTATAAAGTTGTTCTTCTGTCATTTCCGTTCACTTCCCTTCGGCACTATATGAATACCCTTTCCTGATACATGTACAGTTGCAAGGCTAGTTTTCTGCTTTGTTCCTCTCCTTGCATTTACATCATACCCAATATGAGGGGATATATCAACCATTATTTTATGATTCCAATCGCCCTTTCGAGTAAACCTAATACCACTATAAACGCCTTCCTGTATGGCCTTTATAACATCAGCATGAGGGATTTCATGGTTATAATAGCTTTTATTTTGTGTTTTATCGTAAAGCTTACCACCTTTTATATGCATGCTTTGCCGCATCACATAGCTACTATTAAAGTATGGTGAGTTAATATAATCAATAACACGATGTCTAACGTCATCTATTGTTTCAAACTCCCGACGCTTTGAAAGATCCTCAATATTAATTTTCCCATTCTTAATATAATTTTTCAATGACTCAATAACAGGCAGCCTGCTTTTAAATACGGCACCATCCCAGCCCCTAGCTTCCTCAGTCCATGATGCATGCCCATTCATTACTAAATTGCGACCATTTACGCCTAAAATGCGCTCTTGCTCCCGCTTCGGTAATGACTTCAAATACGCTAGCCCTCCAGCTTCTATATTTGGCTTGGCTGATGCAGTATCAATCATACCTTCTATAATTGGCTTAATACGACATATGCAATGTGGATGTGCAGGTAAATGAGGAAATTTATCCTTAGGGTAAATACCTTTACCGAGTCCATATAAGTCAGCATTAGCATAAACGTCACATATATCAACCACCGGATGTCGGGTGCTCAATTTCCATTGAAATGCAACTACATCGGGATCATCCATATGTCTTGCAATTTCACCCTCTGCATACGCACGAGCCCTTTCAGTCCTAGCGATACGCTCAGCATGATAACGAGCCTTTTCCTGAGTCGCAGCATATATAGCATGATTTAAAGCGACTGTATTGCTCTTTTCAACAGCATCAATCAACTCACTATATGCAGCTCTAAGTCCCGGAGTAGTTTCTTGCTCAACTAATTGGCGAACTTTACGAAGCTGATATTTAAGCATATCTTTCCCAGCTTCATCATTAGGCAATGGAATCGGCAACTTGCGAAGCTTCTCCAAAAAATCAGGTAAATCAGCTTTTGAAATTACAGAATTGCCACCATAGCCATCGAATATAGCCTTTGCTGTAGCTAATGTATCCTGTCCTTTCTTCATTGCATCGGATATTGCTTCTGCAACATCGTTTTTGACGCGATTTGACGCATTATGTAGTCGCTCAGATAAGTTTAAGCCATCAGGGGCCCACGCATCTTGCATGGCCTTAGAAATCGTTTTTAGACTATATGGCATGCCTTTTATAATAGCACTTTTAATTGCATTGCCGGTTACGCCAATATCAACCCCATATCCTTTGGCACATTCACGAATTAATTCAGATATTAAAACACCCCGCATGGCATCCATAACGGGGTATTTATTATACGCTTTTCGTACTGCAGTTTGTGGGGCATAACCAGCTTCTAATAGTCGTCGAATTTCATTTTCAAACTTATCTATAGTATCCTGAATAGTTTGTTCTGTAGTCTTATTCATCTACATCATCGCCCTCACTACTGTTTGAATATGTGACATCAAGAACATCTTGTTGTGTTGAATCCTCAATTTCTTTAATGATATCGTCATAAACCTCGTCATCGATGTTTGGCATATATCCATCGAGAACTCTTTTAACAACTTCCGTATAATAGGTTTTAGATTTAAAGCCAAGATCTAACGCTTGTTGCCCCTGCGATAATACATCAGCTACATCATTAATATCAAAGTCTCTTGGATACTCACATTTATAGGATAAATGCTCATTTGTCCACAATTCATATAGTTCAATAATTGCTTTTTCCGCATTCTCACATTGTACTGCAAAATTTGCCAGTCGTTGGTTGGTTCGTTTAAACGCCCATTGCTTTGCTACGCCGGACTTTTCTTGCTGAACCCCTACTACAGAATCAACGCCACCGATGCGGTACATCTCTTTAATTTCAGAGTCTTTTTCTTTCATGATAATCTCAGCTGGTCCCTTATCCGGAGCAATATATGCTGGTGGATGGCTAGACTCAGATGGATACAACAATACATTATTGACCCCAAGTGTTAGATCCTCAACGCTTTCATCTGATGGCATTGTTAAAGTAGAGAATGTCTGAGAGTTAAGTATTTGTGTTAATAAGCTATCTAAATGATATAGACGATAGTTCTTTTGCGCCAATGAGTAAAACTCTGGATGAGGTAATACTGTAGTTTTTTTAGTACTACGACCGAACCATTGAACTACCGGCACACGACCGAGATTATGCTCGCCCTCTGCAATAACGCCTTTCCCTTTATCTCGAATTTTCCAATCAGTATCAGTCCACTCGTGATAAATAATTTTTGTCTTCCCATTATCATCAATGATTGACTCTTTATATTCAAAACGAATTATGCGCCCCTCATTATCTAGTTTCCATCCTGTTACATCAGCAGGCTCAACAGATAGCAAATAAGGAAGTCGTCTATCTTTCACATTATCGGCAACACTCGGACCAAATTCAGACTCGTTATTGACGATAACATAAACTACTCCATACAGCTTTGCTGTCATAGCTTGCTGTTGGATATATTCTTGTAATGATGTCCCCAATCTATCAGCATTTTTTAAAAATACATCAAATTTTGCCGTAGAATTGTACTCACGTCTAATCTCATCATTGAAAATGGGGTCAACGTTAGCATTAACAATCGGTGCAATATGATTAGAATAACTTGATAGCATCTTTCGGAAATTATAATTATCTAGGCTTTCTCTAGGGTGCTGCTTTAATCCTCTCCCTAATGAAAATAGCCCAGAACCATAATATGCATCATGCAACAGCTTATATGCATATTTCTGTTCGCTGCTAATATACATGAATAAATTAACCTCCTAATAAATATTGGAATTAATGGACTTAATAACTGGAGCATTTAACCGCTCAACAACACCAGTTGTTGCATCCGGTGCATCATCATGAGCGTTTTTGCCCTTACGCTGATATTTGTACATAGCTGAATAGTATTCCGGCCATAGCTCTTTAAAGTTTTCCGGATATAATACGTGATCCATAACTTGTGTAGAGTTAGATAATATTCTAGCCTCTTTATTTTTGCTTTGATGGAACGTGACAATCTTAGTACGATTGCCGGGATATTCATCTTTAAGAATTCGCTTAACATTACGAGCGAATCCACGGCCACCGTTATTAGATTCAATATCACTAACATTCACCCCATTACGATGCAATAATTCTGCGGTTTTCCTTTCGGTAATCTCCATAGGCGCATCAGTAAATAGAATGTCCAATATATAAGCATTATCGTTATAAACGCCGTACACAATAGCACATAGCCAATCTTCGCCAGTATCAGCAGAATCAACATATGCCTTGACTGCAGAAAATAAAGGATATCCCTTATCATCTCTTGGGATATCCTTGTAAGTGCTAAAGTATGTATATAAACGACCCTTAACATCAATAGGCTCTTGCTGATAGTTAGCTGATGCAATATCTTCACCCATCGCTCTGACTTTAGAAAGGTAGCTGTCTTTTGATAACACATCGTCACATAGCATAGTGCCATCATCCTGCACGGCTTTCATCATAATGACTTTAGGCTTGAATTTGGGATCATCAGCAAAATGCTCTATAGCTCGACCAGCTAAATCATCACTGGCCCACCGAGTCATAATAATAATTATTTTTCCGCCTTCCTCTAAACGGGAAAGCATGGTGTTGGTGAACCAGCTCCAGTGAGCTTCTTTAACATTTTCATTATGTGCTTCCTCAGCATTTTTAATAATGTCATCAATAATTAAAAGCGAAGCACCAAAGCCAGTAGATGAACCATCGGGCGAGGTCGCTAAATAGCTATTATAGCCATCTTTTAACGACCACATATGCGCAGCACCGTCACCCTCTTTGATTTCTACGCCACAAAAGACATCTGAAAATACGGTGATATCATCATCTGCCTTGATTTCCTTAATAGAATCACGCACACCCTTTGCAAACGACTTTGACAATGTAGCATTATATGAGCCAGTCATAATCTTTTCTTTATGATTCTTACCAAATGCCCATTTAACCAAATTCTGAGCGGTGCGACTTTTGCCATGACGAGGAGGAAGATTTACGATAAGCACATTATAAATGTCGCTTTCATAGAACTCTTGCAAGGCATTACATAGCTCTACTAAATATTGGCGGTCAGTCCTATAAAAATCACCTTCTAACAGATGGCAATAATAAAAGAACTCACGTCGTGCGAGTTCTCTTTTTGCTTGAACTATGATTTTATCTTGTTTAGTCATGGCCTATCAACTTCTTAATATCGTCGGTAGATACACCATCGAAAGGGTTATTGACCTGAGCTTTAAGTTCCATTTCAGTTTGGTCCTTTTGTCCCAAGAACTGCTTGCCAAGAAATATTGCCATTGCTGCAGATCTATCAGCGAGTTTCCATTGCTTACGTCGTAAACTTATCTTTCCTGCACTTCTCTTTTCAGCAAAAATGTCGGAGAAAGTCTTTCCGTATGTTCGCTTACACCAAGCATTGAGCGTCTTATCAGAAACACCGAGCACAAGCAGAATTTCGTCCTGTGTCGCCTGTATCTGACACATAGCTTCAAACTGTTCCTGCTTAATGACTTTTTTCGGTCTACCAGTTCTTGCCATCTCTTAACCCCCTTTCGATTTTTTCCACCTTTGATTGAGAATTTTAGGTGTGCAACAATCCCAATTAACACGATGATGCATCCTCATATGCTTATCACCCATTGCAGCAACTTTAACGCATGAAGGCGAATACATAACAGAATAGAACGACTTAACATAAGTACCACTATCGAGGTACATTTCTGTTAAGCCCCCTTTATTCTTTTGTGTCTGGCCTTGATTTAACATAAAATCCATCGTCGTGAATATTAAATGCCCAGTTTCACCATATCGAACATACATAGTTGTATCTTCATTAATACGGCCATAAAACTTGAAAGGCGTATCAGTTCGACAGAAAAAACTGTTCATGGCTTTACGCAGTAATTTCTTTTTGAAGTTGCCGTTATCTACACCACCAATATAATCGCCACCTTGTGCCAATGCTACTGTAATTGCACCTGTTTGGTCTAAGAACTTTACCATAGCCATAAAAATGTCATCCAGTCGTTTCGTTGTACATGACAATAGTTTGCCATTGCACTCATATCGATGAGCAAAAAGGTTATAATCATCATCCAACACTAAAAAATGGATAAGTCCCATTTCTTCGGCAATAGTATGACAATAATTTCGAGCATAGATAACGCCTTTTAATTCCGGTTCAAGATCAGCAGGGTCTACAAGTACTGCGGCATCTTTTTTACTAAACACACGCACAATATCTTCACCATACTTATCGATGTAAGAGTTTCGCATATCATCTTCATCATCAATTATGATGTATATCTTGCCTGTATACCCTTGATTGATTAAAGTTTGATATGTTTTAACATTACCAGCTCGACCATGACTCAAAATAAACACTGCAAAATTATTGTCCATCATTTTCATCACCTAAAATCTCTTCAAGGCTACTAGATAACTGTACATACCCATTTTTAATAGCATCATCATAATCAATAATAACTAATGCTGACCGTTCCATAAGATCTTGCATTTCAGCACTAGCATTTGCATAGTATTCAGCAATTCGCTTGTAATTAAATTGATTATGTCGTTGTGCAGCTTTCCTGAGAAAATCCTTTTCCGTATCGCTCAGATTTCTATCTTCAATTTCCATTAACAAAGCTTCTGTTTTTGAATCATCAATACAGCTTTCGAGCGGCACTACATCACCTGACGGCTCATATTGAGGGATATTAATATCCGTAGTATAGGTATCATCAACTTCATCAAGGGCTTCTGTATTATCTAAGAACCCGAATTCCGACATATCAATTTCAAGGATTCCTTGCAATTCCTCCATCATAGCATCAGGATCCCACGTAGCGAATTCAGATACTTTGTTATCGGCTAATCTAAATGCTTTCACCTGTTGCGGAGATAAATCATCGGCCACAATACAAGGAACTGTATCCAATCCTAACTGTTGAGCTGCTCTGTATCGGGTATGACCTGCAATAATCACATTATCTGCATCAACTACAATAGGCACTTTAAACCCAAATTCTCTGATTGAATTGGCTACCGGTTGCACAGCCACATCATTATGCCTTGGATTATTGTCATACGGCTTTAATTCTGATAGTTGCATTTCAACAATATTCATGATGATTCCCTTTCTATAATTTAATATATGGCGGTAGAGGTAGGATTCGAACCCACGCACGCAGTAACACGTCTATCTGCTTTCAAGGCAGTCCCCTTTGACCTCTTGGGTACTCTACCATGTAAATTTAGGCATGAAAAAAGGACACCTGATTCGGTGTCCTTTTCACAAAACTGTATGCAAGAAGGTGTATATAGTCGTGTCGATTTCGTTATTAGGAGCCACTTACAATTTATCGACACTATCATTATAAAACGCCCATAATGACATGTAAATGACAGCTTTGTGACAATTTGTCAAGTTTTGATTGTATGCAATTAAACTGCTTGAATTCCCCATATTAATAATGCCATGTCGTTCTCTGCTTGTTCTAAATAGCGATATACAGTCCGCTTTTCAACATTCAGTTTGTCAGCCACGGCATCGACATCTAGCTTATCAATGTAATAATACACTAGCGATTTAAAGTACGGCTGATTGCGATAATTACATTGTTTTCGATACACATCAAGCATGTTATCGACATGCTCTAATATCAATTCTGTACGTCGCTTACTAGCGAGAATAGATTCAACACGCAATACTCCTCTGCGGTTAAATAGCTCAGTTAAAAGCAACTGCAAATCAGTCGGAACACTACTTTCAATATCCGCTATCGCATTTTCACAATGTTCTTTAAGCTCATTGTACCCAGCTAATAACTTTTTTGTATTTTTCCTTGCCTGCTCTCGCTTTTTAGCATGATCTTTTTCAATCCGCTGTTCATAAATTTCTATAGCCGTTTCAGTGGCTAATTTGACAACCGCATCAATATCAGTTATCACCTGCGCCTGTTCCAATTCTAACACCCCCATACCCCTATAATTTGCTTTGTATCGCTAATGCATTACGCTGCTTTTTACACCAATTAATGGATCTGTTATGAAACCCTGTTAAAAACCCTCTAATCGGGGTAAAGTCCTCTGTAGTTTCTTTTTGCAAATCATCCAAAAACTGTAATTGTAATTTAGCTTCATATTCAAGCATATTTTGTGTTTCATCCAATACCGACACAGCACCTGCAATAATCATCTCATCAGATATGTTGTATCGGCTATCTAATAATTTTAGTAGCTTAACCAACGCTATATATATGGCTCTTTTCATAGTTCCACCAACTCAGCATGATCCCATTCGCTTACGCAATGTTTTGGGCTACTCCATGAAGTCCCACCATGAGCCCACGTTAACACATACCCATTTTCATATCCTGCAAAATGCCTTTTTTCTTTTGTCGTTGATGCGTTATTCCATACACGAACAGGTGTATCAACAGGAATATTTGCCCAGTCGACTATCCCCAGCTTTTTGCGAATATCAATCATAAAATATTTATCACCCAAAATCTCTTTTGCTAAATCTTCTTGATAGCTATCAAGGACTTTGTAGAGTCCGTAATATTCAAGGCAATTATCATTTTTATCAAACCTAGGCTCGTTCTCACAAATACAAATCGGTCCATTTGTGCTTGTTTTAAACAAGAAATTAAACTTTCCCTTTTGGTATAGATGTTTTAAAAAATGTATTCTTCCTTCCTCTGTTAAATGCATGTTACCCCTCCTGTTTCCTATTAACCCATTTCATGCAGCCAATCCGCATGAAATCAACCTTGTCATTTTGGCTCATGGGGCAAGCATTTTTTCTGACCCTTGCCTTTTTCTCATATCTTACGAGCACTGGGAGCGGTCCACTCTTTGTATCCATATTAGCTTCGCTAATCGTAATGATCCCGGCCAAATTCAGCATACTATCTATTTCTTCCTTGTTTTGGTTATACATGCTTTCTGGCATTGCATAATACAGGTACTTCACACTCGGATGGTCGTGATAGTATTCCTTTTTGAAATCATTTCTGAAATCTACCATAGTAACCTTAATTTCAACCTCAGTGATATATTCTGATTTAATATTAAAATAGATTAAATCCGCCTCATATGGCCGATGTCCTAGTACGTGCATTGTGACATTAGGGATACATACATTTTGTAGGAATAAATGCCTTCCCAAAACATTTTGAATATCTGATTCTGTCATTTATCCTCCTTGAAACTCATATCGTATATCAGTCACCGGGCTATTGAGCATCATAAAAATACTATGATGTGCCGGGGACTTTTCACCGTCTCCATCTTGATTAATAAATTTGATCCTTTTACTTGGCACATAGACACTTATATTTGTCCCAGTGTACAATTTATGCCGTTTGTGCCCCCCCAGTGTATCCAACGGAAGCAATAAGACACAGGGCTTGCCAGTATTAATGCAACGTTCAATTATCCTGTCCTTATAGCTAAAAGGAGGGTTAGTGATTAAATAGTCGAATTGATAATCCCTAGTCATGAAGTCTCGAACGCCATAAACTACTTTATTATCACAATTTTCTTGTAGAACTTTTACAAAGTTGCTGTCCGCCGTATCAAATGGGCAAAGGATTATACCTCCTTTAGGCGGAGGAAATAAATCCAGCATTTGTCGAACGACATCCTCAGGTGTATACCATTCATCCGACCTATTTTGATTTGCTAGTACTCTGAGCATCAATGCACCACCCAATATATACACCAGCTTTCTTTAGATCTTGCAATTCATCATCTTTTTTACCGGCTCGAATCAAATACTTTAAGGCATTCCCTTTGCAAAACCCTTTAAACTCCTCAGGAGTTAATGCAGCCCGTAATACATCAATACTTTCAATGTTTAATCCCGGCAACTTATAATGTTTTGGGCTTTTAACAGCTTCATCGACATCAGGCTTTTTGCCTCTAAAAAAATCTCTAATGGCTTTAACTTGCTCATCGGTAAAGAAATAGCTATCGTTTGGCCCTTTTTGTATTCCTCCTGTCTCGCAACTCATATAATATCGTTCCCTCCTTTACTGGTATAAATTCAATCTCGACCCTGCTATTTGCTTTATCGATTCCAACTATTTCGGATCCATCATAATTTGCAACCCACATGTCGTCGTCAATAATGCCAGCATCAGTCAGAATATCTGATGTAGCTTGTAGCAGGCCGACCAAGTCAGGCCAATGTGCCCAGTTAGGCATGTAATAGCGGCACCGTAAGGACACAGGGCCAGAATGATACGCTCGTTTACGATAGAATTGCAACTGTTTAAGCGCTAATGCTTGATATTCCTCAAAGGCTTTTGATGGTAAGACACGAGGATATTTCCCAGCGTATACAACTCGCGAACTATTCTTTTTTGTTGCTGGTCGGCCATAAATTACAAGCTTATCCATTCTTAATGCGTAACCTTTCCTTTTTCACTTAATACACTACCTAATGCATTACGCATCTCAGCAGTAACAATATTTAATAGTTCTTCCGGTGTTTTATTAGCATTCTTCGATGCTAATTGAACTACCTGTGCAACTCCTGCACAAAATCCGATTGTTAAATCAGTGAATTGTCCTTCCATTCCAACTTTAATGCATCCATTATCAAAAACTTCTATCTCAATCTTGGCATTTGGTTTCATTTTATTTCTCCTCAAATTTGTGAAATATCCAGCGGGTCCCGTTTAGACTTACCTTTAAACGATAGAATAAATGACGTTTCTTTCAATCGGTCATAAATGCGGCTATCATAGCACTTCTTAATTTGTTGAACAGATAAATTTGTAGTGATAATAGTCGCCTTCCCACGTTCAACTCGATCAGAGATGATTGAATCAACCTTACTTGAAACCCATTTATTATCGTATTCGGCCCCGAAATCATCTAGTACAAGTAAAGGGCAATTACGAATGCGATTTTCAAATTTTAGATAGTGTTCAGCTGGTCCCTTACTCAATACGAGCAATGTGTCGAGTAAGCTCATCATTGAAATAAGGTAGCCATTGTATCCTTGCTCAATCGCTCGTCGTAATATGCTGATAGCTAATGACGTTTTACCAGTTCCAACTGGCCCCATCATAATCAATCCCTTTCCACTTTTGATATGCTCATTTAGATGAACAGCATACTTCAAAGCACAGTTATAAGCATCCTTATCTTCGGGCGGTGCTCCTAGCTGCTTTAATTTAGAGAATGTCATATCTAAATATCGACCTTTAATACCATACTGTGATAGATCTTTTTGACACTCAACTACAACAGGTGGTGGATAATGCGGAGTATAGAACTCATATCCATTCTCCTGTTTCTTTATCCCAGTCGACTTCACTGCTGTCTGTTGCTGCCTTATTCTTTCTATTTCCGCTGCTACGTCCATTGCTTCCATTTCCCTTTATCACCTCCTCTTTAACCTTATTGTTAAGAATGGCTGTTATATATCCTATACTGCCTTTACCTCGCTCACTAGCAATAGATATGGCATTAACTACCTCATTAGCCCCAAAGTCAACGACTAAATCATCAATACGCTCTTTAGTAATCGAACTAATTTCTCCTATCTCACTCATATAAACTCTATAGACCTTAGATTGAGTATCATTTAATTTAGTATCGGACTTTTCAAACAGATCATTTATGTCAATATCATCTGAAGCATTTGCTTTGTTTTGCTTCACTTCGTCGCGCTCATCAGTAGAATAGAATATAATATCTTTATTTCCTTTCTTTCCTTTGGCTTCGTTTGCTTCGTTGCTTGAAG